TCGTTATTTTGTTGTGACTAACTAAGAAATTCTAAATCATTCTTAAAGATTCTAAGTCATTCTTAAAAAATTTCAAATTTAGCTATAATATCCTTATAGGAAACAGAAACTGTTGTTTGTTTTTTACGAAACTTTATATTACAATAATACCATAAAGAAACACATAAGGCAATGTGAAATCAGACAGAAAGCAGAGGTATTTATTATGAGAAAAACAACATCATATCCAAGTTCATCTTCAGACGCGTTAAGTGTTGATACTGCTGGATTGCAGAAAATGTTGAATTCGGGAAGGCAGACAGCAACGCAGATTGGTATGGCAGCAGGCGCAAAATTTTGTGTTGGCAGAAGAGTGTATTGGAATGTAGCAAAGATTAGAAAATATCTGGATGAGATTTCTGAGTAAGGCGGTGATTCTATGGGAGTATATGAAAACCTGCTGCCGGGTAAAGAAAATGCACTGACACCGGAGTACCTTACTGTGAAATGCCATTTTTCCAGTGTTCGGATGCTTCAGAAGGAGATTGAGAGGGAGCGCAGGTCTGGAAAGGTGATTCTATCGAGCACAGTTACGCCAGGAGGTTACTATTTACCAGCGGAGGGAGATATTGCAGAAGTAAGGCGGTTTATCCGAACACTGGAGAACCGGGGCAGTAAGACGCTTTCTATCCTGGAGAGTGCGAAAGAATTATTGAAGGAATTGGAAGGTGATAATATTTGACCTATGAGGAAATCTTATCACATTTTCAAGTGAAAAAATACGGCAATGGAAAGGTACAGGCACTTTGTCCGGCACATCCTGATAAAGAAGCCAGCTTGACGATCACACAGGGGAATGACGGTAAGACTTTATTAAAATGTCATGCGGGCTGCAGCTCTGAAAGTGTTGTGCTGGCAGCAGGATTAAAAATGTCAGATTTATTTTACGGAGATGGATTGGCAAAGGAAAGATGGCGAGCGTACATAGAGAATCGTGAAAAAAGAAAAATCGAGGCTGTGTACAATTATGCTTCCATTAATGGTGATTATGCTTATACGAAAGTACGATTAGAAGGCAAGAAAATGCTTTTTGGAATCTTGAGTAATGAACGTTTTGCTTATGGCCTAAATGGGAAAAATAAGAAAACGTTTAATGCAGTATATGGAAGCATATCCAGTATAAAAAGGGCTATTGAGAGAAAAGAACCAGTATTTATTCCAGAAGGTGAGAAAGATGTTAATACCTTAGTTAAAAAAGGATATACTGCTTTTTCATGCGGTGGTGCTAATGACTGGAATAAAAATGTATCTGAACTTTGTAAAGATGCAGATGTGATAGTTTTGGCAGATAATGATGATCCGGGAAAGAAATTAGCGTCTACTGTTGTAAGAGACTTAAAAGGTACTGCTAAGAGTATCAAGATAATTATTCCAATGCCAGAGGTGCCTAAAGCAGACATTACTGATTATTTTGAAGCAGGACATACTGTTGAAGAATTTGAAAATCTAATAAGGAATGTTGACGATACAGAGAAGGTTTGTACAGATGTTCAGCAAGATCAGAAGCAAGATGTAGGCAAAAAACGAGCCGTAATACAAAAAAACAAGGACGAAGCAGCAGGAGGTCCGGCATTAGTCTTTAAATTCCTTGACTGCAACTATGATGAAGATGGAAATGTAAAAAGCGTAAAGCAGCTTGTACATAATTTTGAAGTCGTTATGGATAAAGACAGTCGTTTCGCCGGGAAAATCCGCCTTAATGAGTTTGCACAGCAACCTTACTTATATGGTAGTGTACCATGGGAAAATGAGAATAATTGCAGAGCATGGAGCAGTCATGATGATTCAGCCCTATTTTCGCTGATACAGGCTGATTATGGGCTTAAAAGTCGGCAAGACTTCGCAGATGCGCTGAAAAATGTTTCTATGCGCAATAAATTCCATCCAGTAAGAGAATTACTGGATTCCCTTACATGGGATGGAAAAGAGCATATAAGAAGCCTGCTGCCGGAATATCTTGGAGCAGAGGATTCTGATTATACATATCAGGTTATGCGCCTTTGGATGTTGGGTGCTGTTTCAAGAGTGTATAAACCTGGAAGCAAATTTGATTATACGATTATTCTACAGGGTTCACAGGGCATTGGCAAGAGCACATTTCTGAAATTGATGGCTTTGGACGATTCATGGTTCAATGATTCATTGGACAGCTTGGATTCAGATAAAGCAGTGCAGTCACTTACCGGATCATGGATCATTGAGCTTGCAGAACTTAAATCCTTGGCAAGGACGGCGGGCGGTGTGGAGAGTGTAAAGCGATTCCTGACAGCCACGCAGGACAAATATAGGATTCCTTATGAAAGGCGAGCAGACACATTTTATAGACAGTGTGTATTTGCTGGAACCACTAATAAAGATGATTTCTTGCAGGACGAGACAGGAAACAGGCGTTTTCTTATTATTCACACAGGCGTTACAAAACCATTTAAGAGCCTTTTTACACCAGAAGCTATGGACGATATAAAACAGGCATGGGCGGAAGCAGTGCATATTTGGAAAAACGAAGATCCACAGTTGATACTTCCGGAAGCTTGTATACAACAGGCCAAAGAGCTTCAAGAGGCAAATATGGCGGATGATGGCAAACGTGGAATTATTCTGGACTACTTGGAAGGAAAAACTCAGGTATGTGCTAGGGAAATATGGTTTGAAGCATTGGAAGAAAGCATTCCGCCAAAAAGTTATCAGACATCGGAAATAAACAGTATTATTGCAAAGGTACCAGGATGGCAAAGAATGAAAACTCCACGCAAATTTCCTAAGTATGGAAGTCAGAGAGGTTTTCAGAAGATGTTACTACAAACTGAACCGGAAAAAACTACAAACTCTTCTGACTTTGTGCCAGTTCCTAAACAAGAACAAATGGAAATACCGTTCGAGTAGACGATCTTGAAAGAATGTAGTCAACTTTGTAGTTAGAATGTAGTCTGCTCAACCCCAGTATTTATGGGCTTTTCTACAATAACTACAAAAACTACATTCTATAAAAAGAAATATATAAAAGATAATAATATGGGATATAAGAGTATATAAGGAAAACTTTAAACTTTTTGGAACGAGTGTAGTTGTAGTTTGTAGTTTGGGTTTGTAATGGATTTTATAGGCGGTAATCCGCCAGAAAGGACAATAATCATGAAAATCATGACACAGGATAAAACACGAGTTTTAAATTTCAAAATGACGTATATCAGTTATGTAAGTAAGAACCGTATTTGTGAGGGTGATTTTGGTATTGCGGAATATGCAAGTCCAGAACGCGCGAAAGAAGTGTTGAATGATATGTTTCAAAAGTATGCAGCAGGAGAAAAAGCGTATATCATGCCGGAGGAGTAACCAGTGAACGATAAAGAAGAATTAAAGCAGATATATGACATCTTCACGGACTGCTGGAGGTTATACAAAAAACTGTATCCTCCGGGCAGACCTGAAGATGATGCCTACTGGCAGGGAATGATGAAAGAATTAGAAGTGTTACGGAAGAATCATCATCATTCCCGGTTGTGTGAGGACCTTCTTTTAGCAGTAGCAAAAGATCTGGAAAACAAAGCCAAAAGAAATAATCCGGTTGCCAGTATAAAAAAGTAATAATATGGGATTATTGCCATTAAAGATCATATCACGATATGGAAAATGGCGCAAACTGTGGTAAACATGTACCACAACTGTGGTCAGGTTTGATGGTAAAATATATATAACAGGTAATATTTCATTGTTGCGGAGGTGGTTTTGTTGGTAGTTATTGGTCTTTTGTTATTTGTGATTGTATGTGAGCTGGCAGCGATTTATGACAGACAGAACGGAGGTAAGTGACATGGGAAGAAAGAAACAGATTTCAGATCAGAGACGTTTATACACGGAAAGAATAAGGTTGCAGAAGGGGGTATTTAGTTCTCTGGCTAATGCGGCTGGATATATCGGAGAGCTTTATGCGGATTTCGTTCAAAGTGATGAGGTACGTAATTCCATGAAAGCTACAGCGGATAAAGCAATTGAATGCATGGATAATATCAAAGAACTTAACGAGCTAGAAGAACAGCTGAAAGCAGAAGAGCAGGAAAGCGAGGATGAGGATTAATGGAGAAAGTAGTAGTTCAGACTGGTGCGAAAACATATCAGATTGCAGATCAGGACGGAAATGATTTGGGAGTATTTCGATTTATTCCGTCGGATGCTGGTATTTTAAAAAGATACAAAGAGGCAGCGGCTTTCTTTGCAGGAATCAATGACAGAATTAAAGGCAAAGATTTTGAAGAGATCCTCCCGGAGTTGGAAAAGGAGGCTGGAGAAAAGATAGATCTGTTATTTGGAGCTCCTGTATCAGAGAAGTTTTTCAAAATTACCAGCCCGTTTACAGTCCTGGAAAGCGGAGAGACCTTTGCAGAGCAGATTATCACTGTAATTGGTGGAATTATTGAGAAAGAGCTTGAGGCGAGAGAGAAGGCGCAGCAGGAGCGGGTGAGAAAATATATCGCTAAATATACGAAAGAAGAAAACAAAGCGTAAATACATATAACAGGGCTGTCCTGGTAACGGGATAGTCCTGAGTATAGAACGGCATTGGAAATAGAATTCAATGTCTACACCTCAAACAGTTTGGAGGTAGATATAACATGGCAGATGGTTCAATTATCATTGATACCAGGATAGATACCGGCGGTGTGTCGAAAGGAATGAACGCTGTAAAGGCTGGAATGACCAGGATATCCGCGCAGGTATCGAAGATGGGCGATTCAGCAAAAAGTTCTTTCCAGAGGCAGATAACAGCGATAACGGACCTGTATCAGAACTACGATAAGCAGGAACGTAAAGTATCAGAGCTAAAATCAAAGCTCGAAGAACTGAGCAAGGTCAGAATCGAGACAGAAGAATATAAAAAGCTCAAAGACGATATAAAAGCTCTGGAAGATGAGTTTGAAAAGGTTGAGACAAAACAGCGTGAATGGCTGGATATGGGATTTTCAATAAATTCTGCGCCGCTTCAGGAACTTGACAAACAGATGGACGATATCTGGGCGGATATTGACAGGCTACAGCGAAAACAAAAAGAGATGCAGACGACCGGAAGGGCCTATGCGGATCCTACATCGACAGATGCGTATAAAAGCACAGCTGAGAAGTACAATGTGGAATCGCAGAAGTTGGAACGCATAAATGGAAGGCTGTACTCTTCATACAATAAACTGAAGAATAAGGTTGCGGAATACCGGCAGAAAAATAGCCGACTTGTGCAGGTAATGCAGAATTTGCAGAAAGCTGCTGCCCGTGTAGGTATGGTTGTGAAGAATATGGGTTCCGCATTAAGAAGTGCTGGTTCTGCTATCAAGAGCATGGTTTCAGCGATGAAAAAAGCTGTAGAGAGCATGTTCAATCTGAATAAGCAGACGGACCGGTCGAGAATGAGCCTTTCCCGGATGCTGGGAATGTCGTTGTTGTTTTCAGGGGTATCCCGGGCAATAAGCGCTGTCAGTGATGGTGTAAAAAGTGGATTTGAAAATCTGGCACAGTATTCTAACAGTACCAATTCAGCAATATCGTCTTTGATGTCCAGTATGACGAGGCTGAAGAACTCGTTTGCTACAGCATTTGCACCTGTCCTCACGGTGGTAGCTCCGATCATGTCAAGATTTATTGATATGATTTCCAGAGCGATCACTTATGTTGGAATGTTCGTTGCGGCACTGACCGGGCAGAACAGTTTTGTAAAAGCAGTTGGTGTTCAGGAAGACTATGCAGCAGGACTGGAAAAGACTTCAAAAAATACAAACCAGGCGGCTAAAAATACCAAGAAGGCCAATAAAGAAACAGAAGGATATCTTTCTACTCTTGATGAAATCCAACGGTATACATCGAATAAAAATGATGATTCGGCAGCAGATGGAAATGGCATAGGAGATACCGGAGGGTATGCAGCACCTACACCGGCACAGATGTTTAAGAAGGTTCCTGTTGCTAATTCGATCAAAGGAATTGCGGATAAGATAAAGAAATTAATCAAATCGGAAGACTGGGAAGGCCTTGGGAAATATATTGCCAGTGGAATAAATAAGGGACTTAAAAAAGTTTATGAAGCAATCAGCTGGAAAAAGGTCGGTCCAAAGATAACAAAATTCTGCGATGCTTTTACCCGAACATTTAACAGCCTGGTTGATAATGTAGACTGGAAATTATTAGGACGGACTGTCGGCGCGGGAATCAATACGATTGTCAATACCTTAAACCTGCTGATAACAGGAATAGACTGGAAAAATCTGGGAAAGAAATTCGCAGAAGGAATTACCGGACTAGTAAAAGAAGTCAACTGGAATAATCTGGGGCAGCTCATAGCAAACCGGTTTATGATTACCTGGGATATCTTTAATGGAATAGCACATAACCTGCCATTTTCAGAAATCGGAAAAGCGATAGCGGATGGTCTTAATGGAATCTGTTCAAGGCTTTCCTTCCGTGAGATAGCGGATACACTGGCAACCGGCCTGAATGGAGTATTTACCACATTGTACAGTTTTACCCGGCGATTTGACTGGACAGGTCTGGTAAATAACATTGCCGGAGGAATTAATACCTTTATTTCAGAGTTCGACTGGAAGAATAATGGGCGCAAACTGGAGGCTTTCCTGAATAACTTATGCAGTTCACTGGTTGATATGGCAGAAAAAACAGACTGGGAGGCTTTGGGCCAGGGAATTGGTGAAATGCTGGGGCAGATCAACTGGGTGAAGCATCTGAAACAGGTAATAACTGCGATTACCCGGACACTGGGTGGTTTGTTCGATGGTTTGGAGGCAAGCGGAACTGCAGGGAAAATAGCTGCTTTTTTGGGTAAGGCGTTTATCACGGTAAAGATTGCGGATATAACGGGCATTGGAAGCCTGGTAAAATTCCTTGTTACCACTATTGGAAAGAAGCTGATTGCAGAGGAATCAGTACAGGCATTAGCGGGAAATATTTCTAATCTGACCAATGGTGCACTTGCTGGATCTACATCCGGCATTGCTACATTTGCATCTTCTTTGGGCTCTTTAGTTGGGACTGCCGGTGCAATTACACTGGTCACTGCCGGAACGGTTATGCTTACGAAGAAAATTGCTGAGTTAGTAGAAACTGCGCAGGGCGGAAACGGAATTTTAACTCAGACAGGTGGATACTTACATGATTATGCTGGCAAGATGGGCGAAGCTCATGCAATTACAAACAAACAGGTAGAAGAACTGTGGGCTTTAGTAGAAGCAAATGAGACTGCCGGTAAGTCAAACAGTGAGATGTATGACAGCATGGTTCAGAAATTGGGTGAATATGGCGTATCGGCTGAGAAAGCAACGCAGATCCTTGAGCAATATGGAGCGCAAGCCGGAGTGTCAAGTGCATTTATTGAAGAAATGACAGGTAAGGTACAAGCTCTGGGAAAAGGCTTTTCTGAAAGCTCTTCCACAATAGATACATCTTCAATAACTGTGAAAGAATCAATAAAAGGAATCAGAAGTGTACTATATGATCTCAGTGTATCTTCTAGTGAGTATGCAGGAACATACAGAGGTGTTTTAGAAGTATTTAATAATACAAGCGGATCAGCGGCCAATGCGCAGGATGCTTTTAATATTGTCTATAATGCCTTGAAAGAAGCAGGAGTCCCATTGGATGAGCTGAATAAAAAACTGGCACAGGAGTTTCCTTCCGCAGCTCAGGCGACAAAAAGCAGTGTTGATTCTAGTATTGTTGAGGCTCAGAAGACAGTAAGCAGTTCAACTGGAAAAATGAAAACGGATGCCGAGACTAATCTTGCAGGAGTAAAGAAAGCAGCAGAGGATGCTTCTGGAGGTGTGAATACAACCACAGTGACAAACTGGGGGAATTCGGCTTCAGAAGTAAAGAAAAATCTGGATAAAATGAAGCAGACTGCCAATTTAAAGCTTGGTGAGATGCAGAAGACTGTGGAGAGCCATTTTTCAGGTCAGTATAACACAATGACTAAGAAATGGGAAAAGGCTTGCGAGAGAATTGGCCAGTTGATAACTCAGATGGTGCGTAGTACAAAGGATAGTTTAAACGGACTTGCCAGAAATATGAATACGATTGGAAATGAGATGAGTAATAATCTGATTAACGGGATTTTCGGGTCGGTAACGGGAATCGCAAGGATTCTGAACGAAGTAGTCAGTAAGGTTAATAGCACAATCAGCAATGTTAATTCTTCTCTTTCCGGTATTGAGAAGGCATTTACATTTTCTTACGATGTTACAACCCCTGATGGGAAGCGGAGATGGGGTAAATACTCAATGAATTTACCAAGAGTCAATACGGTTCCGTATCTGGCTAAAGGCGCAGTCATCCCACCTCGAAGCGAGTTCCTTGCAGTTCTGGGCGATCAGAAGCAAGGCAATAACATCGAGACGCCGGAGGCTCTGCTCAGAAAAATTGTTCGTGAAGAAACTGGCGGACGGCAGACCAGTGGCGGAAGCTATCGTTTTACAGCTCAGATTAACCGCAGGACGCTGTTTGACGAGATGATGAAAGAAGCACAGATGAGAAGAGATACAAGCGGCAGAAACCCGTTTGAAATGGCATAGAATAATTCCCTGTCATGCAGAAAGTATGGCAGGGGAAATACAGGGAGGAATTCAATGCTTACAAGAGAAGCAACTTATGAGGATTATGGATTTTCAGAAGATGAAGATAAGAGATTGGGTGAATTTTGCAAGAATCTTGAGATGCGGGACAAGATATTGCTGTTGCAGTGTGCAGCGGAGGTGTATCCGAACATTGTTGACGAATTATACTGCTGTATCGTAATTGGAATGAGCTATGACAAGATGAACAAAAAGAAGTTTGTTGCGCTTGATCGTAAAGATTTTTATGCGTACCGGAAGAAAACGCTGGCTGTGTTCCGGGCGGCATTACAGGCATGTAATAGATATCCGTTTTAAAGAGTAAAAGGAGATTGCTTATGGTGGTTGAAATCAAGAAATTCAAGAAAGAAGAAACAGCGGTTGTGACAAGCATTGATGTAGCGGAAACTTTCGGAAAAGAACACAAGAACGTACTGAAGGATATCCGGGAACTGGATTGCAGTGAAGAATTTCGACAGCTAAATTTTGAGCAGTCCTCATACATTAACGCACAGAAGAAAAAACAACCGATGTGTTGTATGACGAGAGATGGCTTTACTTTATTGGCCATGGGATACACCGGTGAAAAAGCGATGAGATTTAAAGAAGGGTATATCCGTCAGTTTAATGAGATGGAAAAGGCACTGATCGGAAGGATAAGAGAACGCGAGAAAGGAATCGCAGTTAGACAGGCATTAACGAATACCTTGAAAATTTCTATGGAAAATGAGCGGATGCATGGTCATGCCTATGCAACTTATACCAACACCATTTATAAGGCGATATTTGGCAAAAATGCCAAGCAACTCAGGGAAGAATATGGATTGTCTGCAAAAGATAATATCCGGGATTATTTGTCTGAGGAAGAACTTCAGCTCATTCAGTCGAAAGAAATGCTTGTAAGCGGTCTTATTGGCTGTGGTTGGGGATATGAACAGATTAAAGATTTTCTTACAAAGAATAACATTCTTTCATTGGCAGGATAATGGAGATGTTGAAATTTGTTGAGGTAATGGGTTATATAGCAATAAGAACCTGACAAAACCCTACATGTTTTCTATATAGCTGAAAACCTTAGCAAATATTATCATTTTCAGTACAGAGAACCTAACAAAACCTAACATTTTTTCTGTATAGGCATCTTGGAAAAACGTGGAATCTTGCTGTAATAGTTTGGCGGAGTACTAAAAAATACTAATCTTTCAGCATAATAGCAGATCAGAACCTAGTAAAACTTAGTATTTTACCCTATATAGCAGAAATGCATTCAGCAGATCAGAACCTCAGAAAACTTCATATTTTTCGGGTATACGGTGTCAGAGGTTAACAAAACTTAACATTTTGGAGCATATAGGCAAGAACTTAAGAAAACTTAATATTGGGGTTATATAGGCAGAACTTGAAAAAACTTGAGGTTTCTGAGTATATGGCTGAAATGATGGAGAATGATGGTATTTTTGGGCATATACCCGGAATGTGGAAAAAGGTGGAGAAATTGCAGATATAGGCCGAGAAGTTGACATAGCAGGACCGTAAATGACCGTATTTATTGTGTATAGTAATTCGTGCCGCAGGTGGAATTCGTTGACACGATACGCGCACGTAGATATTCGGAGATTTCGGAGTCCCTAAAAGTTGGAGTATGATTTCGGAACGAAGCCTGAGTGAACCCTGAGAAAAATGTACATCAGATCTTGTTGAACTCCGAGCGAACTTCGAGAAATGGCCTTTTAAGTGTAACCGAACAAAGAACGAACAGAGAGAAATCGAACAACAGACGAACAAAACGAAAAGGAGATTTTTATGGATGGATGTAACGAAAATGTAATTGAATTTATGACCAATGATACCAGAGCAACCTTATCATTCTCACAGGGTCGGTATAAGTCTGTGATCCGCAAGCTGGCAGAGAAGCACCCGGAAGATTGCCAGATCATTGCAGATAACGAGGACGGAAGCATTTGCGCTCATGTTCCGGTAGCCTGGATCCGGATTTCTCCGCCAAGGCAGTACACAGAAGAACAGCGGCAGCAGATGGGAGAAAGACTGAGACAGAACAGGTCTGAAAATACAGCAACACAAGGATAAAACAGGGCAAGAAACGATTGCAAAGTGCTTGAGGTAAAGTTGTAAGGGAGAGCAAATAAAAAGGCTAAATGAGCCGATAAAACAGTAGAAGCGGTGATACTGGCAGTTAATAAAAATCCTGCTGCCGAACCTACGGTTCAATAAAAGACCTATTATGAGAAATATAGTATTGGTGATTTTTCAGTGTTGGCCTGATTGAAGCAGTGAGGAAGCAGTGAAAAGTTATAAAAGGGGTATCCACCATTTTGAGGAGTCTTGTTATTGGTGGTGAAGCCGCAGGAAAGCCGCACAAAGCCGTGAGGACCCCGTGAGAATTGGAATTGAAGCGGTGAGGAAGCGGCGAGAACCGGGGACATCCGAACAGTCGATTAACAGTCGAGAACATCAGGTCAAATTATAATCTTCGCGAAACGCTAATATATTTTGAACAGTCGATTAACAGTCGGTAATACTTAATTGAAGCGTGAGGAAAGCGTGAAAAATAGAATTGAACAGGCGAGGAACAGGCGAGAATTGACATTTTGAATGGTTGTAAGGTAAGAGTAGGAAAATGGATGGGAAATTGACAAATCCCGGAAGCTGGCATATAATATACTTATCAAGACAGCCAGTAAGGGAAGTCAAGGTTCCCCGTCCTGGCAAATATGTTTAGCTAAGATTTAGCCGCCTATTCTTTACCAGAGAGCAGGGCGGCTATTTCTTATGTGTGTATGTAAGGATAGATACAATTAAGCTGGCTGTTGTCAGAATTATCATAAATATCTCGTAATCGCTCATAAGCATCCCTCCTGTCAAGGCTCAGGATCAGGGAACCACAGCCGCTCTACTGGCTGCCTGGATAAATATACTATATTTGATTTCTATTCTGGGCTTCCTTAATTCTTTGTTGTATTAATTGAACGTTTAAGTCATCCCAATAATTGATGTATACAAGAGTTATATGATTTTCAATGCTGAGTTTGAGCTTTTGCTTGTCGCGCCATTGTTGCTTTTCAAAGCTATCTTTTCCGCCGAAAAAATCAACAGGTTCAAAATGTTGTTTTCCCTGATATTCAAAAGCTAGATGAAGACTTGGAATAAAAACGTCATAACTCAATTGACTATTCCCTTGTTTTAAGAAATCGGCACGATATTGATAGTAAACAGGCTTTTTAGGAAACATTTGGGTTATTAATTGAAACATAAGTTGCTCTGATTTCCATTTATTTTCTGGAATTGAATATTCATGTAAATCAATATCTGCATACATTCCCTTTTCAATGGATTTTAATAATTCTACATCATTATAAGATTTCATGTATACAGTGAGCCAGCAAAATGACATTCCTTTTTCTTCGATACCGAGTTTTCCATTTCCTAAATTTTTCTTTTTCCATGAAGTATCAAAAGTACCATTCAAACGATTGGTTAAAACAGTATGCATATCGGAATTAAAAGTAAATAAATACTTTAATCCTGCCCAGGTGTTGAAGTGTTTTGGGTTAGAACATGTAACGCAGGCAAACAAGAGATCTGAACCAATGTCATATATTTTTTTTAAAGTTTGTTTCGCATTGGTATGACAAATTGCAATCCC